TCCAGAGATTGTTGTCACCGATGCCCTTGGCAATGGCAACGCCGGAAATAAGCTGGATAACGGTGCGAAGCATCGCCCCGAACTGTTCTGCTGTCATTTTAGTCTCCTACTTGGTGCCGGGGTATGATGCCCACGGCAGTTGAAAATGCGGGCCATCTGGAAAGCTCTTGTGAAGCGAAGACGCCGTGAGTGGCCCTTTCACGGTATTCAGTGGTGCCCAAATACCGCCCCACTCCACCGTCACCTTTTCGGCAATGGCTGCGGCCTTCACGGCATTCGACAATTTGATGTAGAGGCCCCAATCCCACTTTAGGACGCCCTTGATGGTGCATGCGAAGTCAACGGCATGGGAATAGCCGTTGGCCGCAATCAGGTGCCGGGAACGCATGGTTCGTGACGCACCCTTGGCGACGAGCAACCGCTGTTCCTCAATCGTCCGTGGCCCACAGGTGATGATCCAGCCCGTCTCCGGGTCTTTCCAATCCTTCGCCACGCGGCGCACCAAGCGCACCAGATCGGGATGCACGTTCTTGAGTTTCTTCTCGGAAGCAGCGTTGATAATCAAATGTCAGTCCCTTCCTTGGGCTGCTCGACCAGCGTCCATGAATTGCCGCCCGTCATCAGGCACGTAATGCCACCGGGGCGACGAATGGTAATCGTGAAGGTTCCCGTCTTGGGGTTGGTGAATATGAGCGTGGGGGTGTTGTTGTCAGCGATGCCCGCAAAGGCAGGGCGCTCGCCGTACTTCTCAAGCAGCATTTCCGCGATGGCAGCGGATGGCCCGCATGGGTTCTTCGGTGCTACAGCCTGCGCCGGGGCTGGTGAAACAAATGTCGCCAGCCAGAAGACAATGACCATAAGCATAGTCAGGAGGAAACAACCGATAGCCACTGCACTGTCGTTGTTGTCGCGGCTCATAACAGCGCCTCCTGCTTTGGGGGGTCAGTCATATCCGGGGTAGCCCGCAAACTGTTGCGCGCGTTGACGGTCAAACAATTTCCACAGTTGCTTTACCTGCTCACGCTCTGCGGCAAGTTCTTTACGCAGCGCCCTAATTTCATCTTTCAATTTTTTAACGTCAGTCACAGCAGCGCCTCCTGCTTTGCGGGTGCTGGACGTTCAATAAACATATCGGGCTGCTTGTAGGCGGCCTCTATGCGGCGGCAGGCTATGTCGAAATATTTGGGTTCAATCTCGATTCCGATGAACTTGCGGCCTAGTTTGGCGCAGGCCACACCAGTGGTGCCGCTGCCCATGAATGGGTCGAGAACGGATTGGGCATCACTAGGTAGCCGATCCACGCACCATTTCATCAACGCCAGCGGCTTCTGTGTCGGGTGTTCTTTGTCTAGGCCAGCGGGCGAAAGGTCGAACACTCTACAAGCCTCTCGCCATTGAGAGGTCCAAGCCAATTCGCAATCGTTGAAATGCATGTTTCTAATTCCCTTGTTCCAAACAAACATTTGTTTGGTACGGGGAAGGTGATCCATTAGGTAATTTGCGCCCCAGATGATTTGATGGCGACTAACAGAGAAAATCGCGTCGAAAACGTCTGCCGATGGAGCAATGTCCCAAACAGCGCACTCATGGCCGTTCACATTGCGGCCTAGATTTTTCCACGCCCTGCCCTGCCCGCGTTTTGCGTTGGTGCCTCTTGTGTTCCAATCTTCCAGCCCATAGGGCGGGTCAGTCACCACCGCATCAACCTTGCCAAGCGTGGGCAATATCTCGCGGCAGTCACCGAGATAGAGAACGGCATCGCCTATGGTTTCAACGCGCATTTACGCGCCACCGGGCTGAAAGAAGCAAAAGAAGTCGCCACGGTCAGGAACCGAAGTGGCGGGAATGCACACATGATAGTTGCCGTCCATTGAAGGCTGGACGCGGGCGTCTGGGATGAAGGTGTCAACAGGAACTTGGCGCAGAGGATTGATGCGGCGGGCCTGTTCCACGGTCAGACGCAGGCGGTATCCGCCAACCTCGCCCGTGAGAACCCCCGGCTCCAGATCGAGCTTGTCGCAGTCGCCGTACCCCGCATGTTCGCTGGTAGTACAGCAGACGCCCTTGGTTACAGGGTCAGTCGTTCCAACGTAAAGGTCGTGCGCGTTAGCGGGGAAGGCCGCTGCGAGGAATGTAATAGCTATCCCAATCGTCGCCGATACTAGGGTCGATGCTTTCATCCGGGTCCATTTCCATGATGGTTACGTTGGCCCTGGATGCAGTGTTTTTGTTTTGAAGCTCGTTGTATCCCAATTTGAAATATCCCGAACCGTCTAGCCAGTGGTCGGGTTCTGACGCGTTGCCGCAGACGATACGCGCCAGCTTGGTAGCAATCAGGTCCACGCTTTCGCACTGGACAAGGGAAAGCGTGTGATAGTTGGGAGCGCCGCGAAGAATGTTCTTGATGGATTGAGCGACGAAAGCCACGTTGGCATATTCGCCGTGCGTTTTCTGGCGTTCTTTCAGGATACTCATGCAGCCTTTTTGGACTGTAACTTTGTCGAAACTTTGACTAAATTACTATTAACCGTCTGCCCACGAAAATAACACACGCCATCCTGCACAGCGGCCAACTCAGGCGGGAGCAACTTGCCACGCTGGAAGGACGCAACCGCGAAGCCAGACCCCCAATTGAACGGGTTGTCTTCGCCATAGATGAACTTGTCTACATCCGGGCCAAAGTCACTGAGCGTTCCGCAATCCACGCCATAGCGCCTTGCGCGGTAGTCAGTCAGCGGCGTGACGCAGAGGCGGTGAATATGGTTCGTGAAGATGTTGAAGCCGCTCTTGAGCGTATTGTTCCAAGTCGCGTGGACGCCATTATGCCAGCGGTGCTTCACCATTGTATCGTCGTTGATCTGCGTTGACCAAGCGAAGTTCCAGTCGCTGAAATGGTCTGGCAAGTCGGTCCCAGGAACCCCGACATATTCGCCCGCCGTCTGCGCTAAACGGGCAGAGAAGCGAGTATCGTGGTTGCCCATATTCCAGACCAGCTTGGCCTTGTCAGGCGCAACGCTGGCAATCTCGCCCAGCATCTCCTGACAGTAGGCCAGTTCGTCGGCAACCTCTGGCATCTTGGCCCATGAGGTCGCTGGGTGCCGTGAGATGCGCGCTCCATCGAAGGCATCGCCGTTGCAGATGATAACGTCAGGCTTCAGGTCTTTGATGGTCTGAATAAGCGCCTGATGGGCGATGGACCTGTCTCCGGGCCAGTAGTGGGCATCACCGAAGATGACCGCAACGCCGTCTGGAAGGTCAAGCGTGATGCGGTGGCCCGTCCGGTCAACGTGGTTCCGGGGCCGCTTGCTGCGGGCCTCATCCGCTGCGTCGAGAATGAACCCGTGCCGTTCCTCAATTGCTGCCCGTCTGCGATAGACTTGGCGAACATCAAGACCGAGGGCCTGCGCAATGCGGGTGGGCTGTCCCAACCGCTTCCAACAGGAAATGAACTCTTCGTCAGTTACCTTCGTGGGCATCTATCAGCCTTTGATTTGTTGACGGGCTATTCTTCTCTGCGGAATTTCAGCCGCCAGAGAACGTCAGCGCAGGCGCGGCCTATACGGTCCACGCATTCTTCACTGAGGTCAGGTGCCACCACATGCGTTGTTTCGTGGATGGCTATGTCAATGAGGGTTTTTTCATCAAGATACGGGTCAAGCTCGATCCGGTTTTCCTCGACGAACGCGAGGCCCCAGCAGCCAGCATTGCGCTTGAACTTAAAGCGCACCTTCCGCATGTTACATCTTAAAACCAAGGGCCGCGACGAACGAACCCATCTTGCCTGACAGAAAGCCAGCAAGGGAAGCAACGCCGATTATGGCCCACTTCGCGCCCTTGGCCTGGAGCATGATTTCATTGATCTGCTTCAGGGTGTAGTTCATTTCCGTCAATTGCGCTTTGATGAATGCCTGATTGGCCTCAAGCACGGCAATGCGTTCCTCTAGTTCTGGCATCGGAGTTCACCATATAAGCGAGTGGACAATGAGGACGGAGAGGCATGCGACGAGGGGCGCGGCAATGCCCTTCCAATCGAAGGGCAAGCCGCTTTCCCATTGTGTAAATTCCCGGCCCGCGTAGAAGGCCACGCCTGCTGCTAGGCCAGCGGTGAGGCCAAGCGGCCACCAGAGGACTGCGGCGATTATCAGCGCAATCACCGCATGGCAGAGGTAGTATCGGGGGAGCGGGCAGTTCATTACGAAGTCACCGCCTTGATGACTGCGAAGTTGATGACGGGTGCGTCAGATGCTGTGCCGCCTGTCGTAGCGAACAGAATGGAGAAATTGCCGTTTGTAATTGATGCAGGCTGTAAAAGGTAAGTATTGGTAGCACCGGACCTAATGGTAAGAATTACTGTGTCATTAGCGGTCACGGTGGAGTTGTTGACTGTGAACGCATTCCATGCAGCACTGCCAGCGGCATTAAACATAGTTATGGAGCCGTTGGTCTTGTTCAGCGTCACAGCCGTGGTGCGGGATGTGATCTGCGTAACCGTGCCACCAGAGCCTGTGCCGTAGCCGAGGCCACCGGAACTAGTCACAGTAAGACCCTCAACGGTAGAAAGGCCCGTTGCGCGGTTGATGTTAAGCGGTGTTCCTAGATAACTGCCCGCATCGCTGTATCGGTTAATGATAAAGTTTGAACCAGCGTTGGAACCGCTTTCGGCAGTGTTCTCAGACGAAACAATCCAACGGTTTGCCAGCGCTGTTAGGAACTGAATCGTCTTTGAAACGGCAGCATTCGCATTCAGGGAAAACAGCGCCTGCGAAGCGCCCATGCTGATAAGCTGGTCAAGCGTGAAGGTGTTGGCGCGGTTTTCCTTCGGGATGACGCCACCCTCAACAGCCAGAACACCAGCGGCAGAGCGGGTGATGGTCGTGTCAGAAGCGTTGCCAAGTTCAATGCTGGTGAACTGCGGAGTGACGCCTGCGCCGTTCAGCCAGACAAAATAATCGCCAGAGGTGTTATAGGCGACCTCGACATAAGACCCAGCCACCATATCACCAGCAGCGAGGGCGGTAGCCGTGCCTGCAATCATCTTCCGAATGCTCTTGGCACCAAGGCTATTCACGTTGAGCGTAGCCGAACCCGTGTTCACCGTATTGGCGAGGAAGGCAAACCGCTGGCCGTTGTAGTAGGCGGCTGGGGCTACGGAATAGGTCAGGGTCTTCGCGTCAGCCGTACCAGCGGCGGTTAAAGTGTAACTGCGCCAGTTCCATTCACGGGTGACGG